ATGATTTCAGCAGGATTAAATAATTTGTTTGGTGAAGTCATGTGGTTTTATCCACAAGCTACATCTACTGTTGTTAATAGAATGGTCTCATATAATTATTTTGATTCGTCACCAAGAAGACCTGTATGGACTATAGGATCTCTTTCTAGAACTATGTGGCAAGACTCAGCAGTTTTTCCAAGACCACATGCTTTAGAGTATGATGCATCAACCGATACATCGCATGATGTTATAGGAAACACTGAAGGTAGAACATCATATTATGAACACGAAATAGGAACAGACCAAAATAGAAATGGAACAATAACAGCTATAACTTCAAATATATCTTCTGGTGACTTTGACATCACTCAAAGAGTAGCTAGAGGAGCTACAACAGGAACACCTGATCTTAGAGGTGATGGTGAGTTTTTAATGAAGATAAGAAGATTTATACCTGACTTTATATCTCAAACAGGTAACGCACAGGTTACTTTAGAATTAAGAAATTTTCCTAATGACACAAAAGCTAGTTCTGCTTTAGGTCCTTTTACTGTAACAACATCAACTCAAAAAGTAGATACGCGTGCTAGAGCAAGAGCAATATCACTAAAAGTTGCAAACACAGGAGCTAGTCAATCTTGGAAGTTAGGCACATTTAGATTAGACATACAACCGGATGGACGTAGATAATGGCAAAGATAGTACAAGTATTAACAAGACCTAGTGTAGAATATGATTATACCGTAGCTGAAGCTCAAGTGCGAGATTTAGATGGTGTAATTCAAAAATTAAATACAACATATCAACAAGAATTAAAAGAGGAATTAGAAGCGTTTAACTTCTTTTTAAATTAATGGCTAATAATTTTGTTAATAAAAAAGTAGATTTAACTACAACTGACCTTACAACACTATATACAGTGCCTACAGCAAAAACATCTGTGGTTAAATCTATATTAGTTTGTAATGATGCAGGATCTGGTTGTAATATAGATGTCACTTTAGTAGATGCTAGTGGTAATATATTTAGTTTATTTAAAACAAAGACCATAGCAACAATCACCACAATAGAACTCTTAACTCACCCTCTTGTAGTGGAAGAGAGTGAAGCTTTAAAAGTACAAGCTAGTGACGCGAATGAGCTGCACGTCATAGCTTCAATATTAGAAATACAGCCAAGAGAGGTTACATAATGAAGGAAATAGTACCAGAAAAAATAATAGAGGAGATATCTAACGTTAAAACAGGAGAAAAATATATAAGCGATCAAGAGTGGAAATCTAAAGGTATACCAGAATCTGATATAAGAAGAGACGTTACTGTCGTGATGCCTAGCCTTGATTTATTTGGAGAAACAAAATAGAATAGACAAATGGCCATAACAAGATCACAACAAGCAAAACAATTACTAGCACTAGGAGGACGTATAGGACTTCAAGGTGGAGGTAGGGATGCTGCTCAAGCTGACTTTGATACACCAGGGCCATCAGGACCAGCTGGTGATGGAGGCAGAGAAGATAGAAGAGCAGGTCAATACACTTCTCCAGAGGGTAAAGCAGTTGCCGATAGAAACACAGATAAAGGTGGATTCTCATTAAGAAACTTTACACCCATAAGTGTTAGATTAGCAAAAAATCTTTTTGATAAGTTTGGTCCAAAAGGAATTAAAAATCCAAATGTTTATGAACGAGCTAAATTAGATTTTATGGCAGAAGAAGATGATGACACTCCTGAAAGAGGAGATGAGGCAGGTATAAGATCAGCTATGAGATTTAATCCAATGATGACAGCAGCTTCTATGATGAACCCAATGACACCACAACAAGGTATTGGAGCGTTAGATTTAAATAGAATAGCATATAGATTTATGGCAGACGGTGGCTTC